CCTAGTAAGGTGGTTAAATCTTTTAACTACCTTGCTAGTTCAATTGCAACTAATTTTTATAGAATTAAAAATGAAGTATCATCATCCTGTTTTAGGGAATTAGTCAGTAGTTCAAATCAGCAACGTGCCGTTTTCTCAGCTGGGTATACTACAGTTCACCCTCACTTAAAAGAATATCTAAAGGATAATACGACAAGTGATAAGTTTACTGTGGATGAGATTCTTAGAATTTTAAGTTTATCAAATTTCAAATTCTTTATTTCTCCATTAGTTAACTTCAATGATGTAAGAGAGATATTCACACATGTTAGGGTGAACCTTAAAGCTTTTTCAGGTCACTACACATCTCAGATATATGATGGTATTAAATCATCTAGTGACTTTGATTCAAGGGTAGTTGCTTCTAAGATATGGGAGCAATTAAAAATTAAGCCTTTGAAGAATATGTACCTATGGAGTATACTAGGTAGAGAGAAGGACGTTAAAATTGACAATTCTGCTTTGGGCGTTGAGGTTGGTACTAGAGTAGTTATGACGACTGAGAATCCAATGTGTACTCTGCTTATGTGGTTTGCACAGAAGATGTCGAAGGTGATTGACAATAGTGACTACAGACATAAGACTTTTAATATCTCAGGAGAATTTAATTCAAATAAGACTAGGGTACTGATAGATGAGAGTTATAATTATGATTGGAAGTTAGAGGCTGATTGGACATATTACGACTCTAATATTGACACTAATTTTCTTAAGGTTGCAGGTGCCTTAATATGTAATGGTCTTCCTGATAATAGGCTCCATAGAAATATATCATATTTAATTATTAAATCGATAATTACTAAATATATATTATTACCACCAGGTGTTGTTATTGAACTAAACAGAGCGCAACCAAGTGGTCATCCATTTGGTACTTTAGTAAACTGTTATGTGAATACAATTTACTGGTGCATAATTGGATACAAAATATATGGAAGTAATTATGCCGATTATATGCGTATTGAAGTCTATGGCGACGACACCTTTGCCTATTTCAAGAACCACCCTAACCTGGGAAAGATAGATCAGTATGTTCAAGAGTGTGGTCTGAAG